TTCATCTCCTTCTCAGAAGGTAATACATTCCCATCTTCATCTGTTATGAAGTACTGCAATTCCGATAATGTTCTAATAGTGCCATCTTCTTTATATTTAAGTCCATAAAAGAAATCTCCCAATCCTCCATATAAAGTAATATTATAAGTAATAACTGCTTGCTTTATAGAGATGCTATTTAACTGCATATATCCTGATTCAACTAAATATCCATTATTATAAATTCCAAAATCAACTCTTTTTGAAGGATCAAAATATACTCCAGAGAAATTACCTTCTTTTATATGGAGAAATCTATCTAACTTATAAATCTCTCCAAAAATCTTATTATTATTCTTTGTGCTAGGTATAGAAATCGTTTTACTAAACGAGTTCTTGACTATAGTGGGGTTTTGGAAATCCTCAACAGTATATGTCATAGGAAGACTAATTCCCTCACTACAGTCAACCTCTTTATTTGCAATAAATAATTTAATATTCTTTCTCATAATTATTTACGATAAGTATCTTGAGAAGCTTCCACATTAATTGTATAATAGAACTTGTTTTTACCTTGATTAGTATAAGTTTTATATTCGCAATTTGTATCAGTAATCAATACTGGAGTGATAGTATTATCTTTAAGATTATGCAAATATACTTTGGTACTCTCAATTAGATTAAACATCTTAGAAGCTTGAATATCATTTAAATAACCAGTATAAAGAATCCAGCTTGAAGTTATAGTATTCAAATACTTATTTCTTGCAAACTCTTGTGATGTATTTAATACCTTGCGAGTATATGTTTCAGATTTAATCTCATCATTCTTTTTAACATTACCCTCAACAAGTAATGAATCTCATCCACCTGCTGAATTAGTATAATATAACACATAATCTTTACCTGTAGTATCTATATCATATCTAATCTGTCTATCACTAATATTTCCGTCTTCTACAAATCCTACTATTAAATAGCTTCCACAAGGCCATAATTTATTACTTAAATCTTCTGTATATGTATATCCATTAATTCCAGAATTTAAACTAATATCCATAGCAGTTGATGTTCCATCTACATAAAAAAATCTATTAACAACTCCAGTTCCAGTTGGTAAAATTCAACTTGCTACTAAATATTGTCTTGGATCAACTAAACCAGTAATAGGATCACTTAACATAGTACCTTTAGTCAAATCTCTATCTTTATAACTCCAATCATTGAAAAAAGTAATTGGTTTCTCATTTCCAGATGATGTTATCAAAGTAAATGGTTTCAAATATTCTGGAGATACTATTGTTTTTGAAGTATTAAATATAATCCCATTAGATAGATAATTTTCAGCAACATTATTTAATAAAAACTCTACTCTATCAGTTTCTGGATATTTATAAGCCTTGCCAGCATAAACCATATCTCCTGCATAATCTAGATGATATTCAATAAAATCTGAACTGATTATCTCATTCCAAACATAATCTTTTCAAATTGGAGATATATCAGATTTAACTGATTGGATAATATTAATAGATAAATTAATAATACTTGAACTATTCTTTATAACAGATACTCCAATGGTTGCTTTTCTTGAAGATAATCCTGAATTTTCTGCAATGTTCAAACTAATAGTTGCTACACCTTGAGAATTTACAGTTATCTTCTGTCCACTAATCCAACCTACAGGAATGCTAAATACAACATCATCTAAGTTATTAGAACCTGTTCCCATAATATTTAATGTAGATGCAGTCCAACTTACTTCATAATTAGTATTAGGAATCACTAAATACGTTGCAGCTTGTTTAATTGGAACTGTAGCTTCAAGAGTATATCCTCCAGAAGTTGTTGCAGTAACCATTGCACTAAACTCCAAATTATTAGTAGTTTTATTCTCTGGAACAGTTAATACAAAGTAGTTATCAATAATATCCTTTTTAATATTACTAGCTTGAGGACAGGTAACATTAAATGATGTAATAGTTTCTTCTGTTTTAGTTGTACTTAAATGAAATTCTTCAGTAACAAAAGCTGCTGCTCCATAAGTTCCAGAAGAAGGAGTTACTACCAATTTTAAATCTTCAGGAGTATTACTCTTTTCAATCTTAAAGCCATAACTATAACTAATAAATTTATTAGTATCATAATAAGCCCCTAATTGGATAGTTGCAGTTAAATCAGTATTTCATTGAGTATTAGCTCTTACTGTAACTTTAAACTTAATAGAGCAAGAATCTCAATCCAGAACTTCCATATTAACTAAAGCTGTAGCATTAACAACTGCTGCATCTCATTTAATAATATCTGATCTATTTAATATATACTCTACTGTATATTCTCCACCAGTATTTGGTACTTTAATGGTTCCATTAGCAGGATAATATCCAGGAGCTTTACTATGTAAATTAATTGGTAAATCTTCCCCTAATAAAGCAGTAGTAATGCCTCTAGGATAAAAATGAAATACAGTAGAAGAATCAGTAGTTATTGTTGTAGGAGATAAAAATTGTATTGTACATCCTTCTCTACTTGGATCCTGTATAGTTACATTTAAAGGCCCTTCTTCAGTATAATCATCTCCCCAAGTCCAATAATCATATTCTCCAGTAATTCCCCATCCAGGATTATTCCATTTAACAGGAAAACTCCTTGATGCATTATATATTCCTAATTTACTTGGTATAAATGCCATTTTTAAAAGTTTTTAAATAAATAATAATCTACTTGTCCTTGTAAGTCTTTAGTTATAGCATCATCAAGAAGTTCCATATAGTTGTTCTCTATATATTCTATAGTATTAGCAAGTGGATGTTTTCCTTGAGTTCCTTGAAGATGTATCTTTCTTCCAATTAAATATGCAAGTTGATCTACAGTAGGTAACTTGCCATTATAAGGTCTTGGAATTACTGGCTTAGTTTTAATCCAACTCTTTATATCAGATAATGGAGGAAATTTACCAGCAGCTCTGCCTTCTTCAACATATTCTCAATAATCTAATAAGCTAAAATTAACCTCATATTCTCCATCCTGAGTCTCAACTATATAGTTTAAACTATTACCTAATGCTCCAGTGTCATCAGATCTGGTTTTAACTAATTCCTGTCTATAAAGAGAAATTATAAGATCTCCTCACTTCCTTAATAGCTCACTTAAATTTGAGAACTTTAATTCTTGAATATTCATTTTTGTTAAAATATATTATTTTATATATTAGTAGCTAATGAAAATAGGGAGGTTTACTCCCTATTTTATATGTAACTTTTTTATATTATCTTAGTACCAAATATGAGTAAAAAGGTTACAGTTAATGTTTTCTTTTTCATTCTTCAATCTGTCTATTTTCTTCATTAGCTTTATCTATAACATAGCATATAAGATTCAGGAACTCTTTAATCTGCATATCATATATCTGATGTCAATTAAATCTGGTAACTTCACTTACCTTATCTATTCAGATAATTCAGCTTCATTTTTGAGTAAAAGGATTAATCGTCTCGTCTGTATTAAGCTCTTCAGAAGTTTCCTCCTTTCCAGTTTGTCCTTGGTTTTCCTTAGTCTCTTCTTCATCTCCCTTTCCGAAGAGTGTAGGGTACTCAGCGTTGATACTTGCAATAAGTTTACAAAAAAAAACATTATGTCTGAAAATATATCTATTGTTAGATGAGTATTTAAGAATTCTGCCTCATCAATAGGGTCATAATCTTCTCCATACTTCTTTCCATTAGGTAGCAAGAAACAAGCTGCTAGATTAGGCATAAAATCATCATACTGCTTATAAAAATTCTGAAAGTCAATATATTGACTGGCCGTCATCTTATTAACATTAAAAAAGACTTTATATTCCTTATTACCAATATTATAAGTAGTTTCTGGGGTTTTTGGCTTATATGGAGTCTCTATAAATTTAAGATTATTTATAAACTCTTGTAGCTTGTTTACTTCCATATTAGTTATATCTTCTATAGGTATATCACTAAGTACAGATACCATAGCTAAATTCATATCTAATTCATTTTCCCAGTCTTTTCGTATTATCTCAAACAGTCTTTTATAATGAGATAAATCCATTTCATTCCAATTCTTTATCATTATTTAATTGCAATATTATAAGTTCCTTTATTTGTATTTAAAGCATCATAAGCTAACATTAAAGATATACAAGTATCATCATTAAATCCAGATGGAGCATTATATGATACATTTCCAGTCTTTGGATTATAACTGGCTTCATATAGTCTTAATTCATTTAATAGTTTATCATCCTTTAAAATACCAATCTTTTCGTTTTCTAATGCAGCTTGTAGCTTATTTACAATAGCTGCCTTAGACTTATTAGTAGTTAAAAACTTAACTATCCGTAATTTAGGATTCCTTTTTACAAGAATATCATAAAACACTGAACCTATTGAGTTTTGTTCGACTTGAACTATCTTTATAAATCCCTGATACTCAGTAAATATATTTGTCAGTAAATCAACTTGTTCTGTTGGAGTTTTGTCGTTAAAATACTTTATAAAGACCATCTGCCCATTTTCATTTAAAGCTGTAATACAAGTATAGTCTTTACCAGAACCAGTAGCCCAGTCAACTCCAATATAGAGATTATGATATTCAGGTTTTTTATCAATTATACAGTTAGCTATATTATTAAATAGGCAACCATCATCATCTGCAAACTCTCCAAGATATTCAGTTCTAAATTTATTTTTGGAGGTTGTAAGGCGATACATTTCAAGTTTATCCTCACTTAACAGCATAGAAGTATCTTCTAATGCTCAATCAAAGGATTGATAATATTTACTAAAATTACCATCAAAGCCTTTTTTAAAGCATTCATAAAAGAATCCTTCTCTAAACCTTGGAGTACTAATTATAAGTATTGGAGCATTCCATACATCAGCGATAGGTGTTAAAATTTCGTATACTTCATCTGATATATAAGCTGCTTCGTCAATTACTAATATTCCACTAACTGTAAATCCTCGTAATGAATCTTTTTGCTCAGCAGATTTAAATAGTATTTCACTCCCATTAGTAAATTCAATCTCAAGCAAAGATTCATTCTTTTTCTTAATAATATCTGTGCCATCTAATGCCTTTACTAACTCTTTAAATATCTTTCTGGAGTTAGTAAGAGTTGGTTCAACAATACAGCTAATACTTCCAGGATAGTTAATTGAAAATCGTAATAGTTCATTTTCTGCCATAAAGGATTTACCACATTGTCTCTTTGCTTTTACAGTAAATATTTTTCCAGACCTATAAGAGTGCTCTAAAGCAGTATGTACCTTTAATTGATAGATAAATGGGCTATATCCTTTATATATTTTTGTCATTGTTAATTGGATCTCCAAATTTAAACTGGACTTCATTATTCTGAATAGCTACAATAGTCTCAGGTTGATTTAATCCAAACATACTATTTATAGTCTTAATAATCTCATTTGCAGCTCTAATATCTCCCTTACTAATAGCAGTATCCAGTAATGATTCCAATCTTGATAATTGTATATGTCTAAGATTTTTTATAAGGTTATCATTCTTTTCAGCAATTATCTTATAAGCTTCTCCAATATATCTTGCAGCCGTTGATTGGCTTACATTATATTTACTTTGAAGTTCTTCACTTACTTTATTCCTTGACCATCCTTTGTTAAATAACCTTGCAGCATAAAGATATTTAGTCTTTACTTCGTCTATTTGTTCCTTTTCTACCTCTGCCTTTTTCGGTCTCCCTACTTTCTTCTTTATTTGCTCCTTCATCCTCAATAGTTTTTAGTTTTTCAACATATTCAAAGTAGTAAACTCCAAGTCTCTTTATAAGGTTAAGAACACAAGTTCCGCAGTTTATATTCATTTTATATGGCTGCTCTATTAGTTCCTCATAAATAGCTCTCATTCTTTCAGTATCTTCCTTTTGGATATTACGACAATAGTTAGCTCTAACAGCACATTTAAACCTATTATCGAATTTACTTAAATATTCATACTGTTCTTTTGTTAATTCTTTCATTTTTATTTAAAATATATTATTTTTAATCCAAGTATTTATAAACTATATCTATTAGTTTGGTAATCATATCTTTAATTAGAATCATACAATCCTTTATAACTGGAGTCATAAATGCGATTAAAGCAATATATGCAATCATTAAGAAGCTTAATTGTCCAGTTACTAAGATATATAGTAAACTTGCCCACCAAGTACAGCATAGAGAACATCCAAATAAAGGTATAGACCAATCAGTGTATTTAACTCCAGGATATAGTTTACTTCATACCCATCTATTTGCCTTGTCCATAGCTCCAGATAAATCAATACAGAAGACAAGAATAATAGCTATAAAAAGTATGCTTAACATAACCTCTCTCTTATTTGTTTAATAAATCTCTGAATAGTCGTATGACTAATTCCCAGAATCTTCCCAACTTCTCTATAACTTCGATATTCAGCATATAAGATAATTATGGTCTTATCTGCTCTATTTAATGCCTCTCATTTCGGATAAATTGCAAGTAATCTATCATCCATCTCTGTAAAGGTATCTATTTCAAAGTTATACTCAATTAATAAATCATCAATATTAATCTTCTGCTTCATTTAACCAATCCTCTAAATTATCCGTTTGTTGTTCTAATGGCTCTTTAAATATTTCATAGTACTTTTTATATTGGTAATAGTATCTACTATTCTTAGAAAACCAATTATTCTTAAATACTCTTGTAATCCAATACTTCAGCTCATTCTTACTATCTAATGACTGAAGCTTGGAATTAGATGTTTCCAGAAGTGCAATTAAACACATCTGGAAACAATCGTCATCCATCCCAAATTTAACCTTTAGTTCTAAGCAGAATTCATAATATTTGGTAAGTATTTCATTATTCGTCATTTCTTATATAATTACTAAAAGTTGTGTCTATTTCTAATTTAATTGCTTTCTTTAAAGATAACTCTGTTTTTAAAGAGTATTTATATTCTCCTCCAAAATCAGTTGTACTTCTTCCATATTTCATTGAATCTTTAATAAAAGCTCTTTTTACATCTTTATAAATATAAACTCCATCCTCAAATATAATGACTAATATAGAGTTACATTTACTAAGTATATCAAACTTATCCCTGTTTATAATTGTAGTTGGATATTTATCTGATTTAAATCTTCTCCTTTTAACTTCAATTATATAATCTATATTATTCCAAGTAAATGTTCCATCATATCTGGAATAATCGTCTTTACATCATTCTATTTCTATATTATATTTATCTTTAAATAGATTCTTTATAAAGACTAAACTTCTTATATCTGTTTTCATTATCTTACATTATGAATTTTTAAGGTTACATCACAATACTGTTCATATAATTCAGAACTTCCAGGATTATGCCACATTACAGAGTCTAATTTATGCTGAAGTTCTGCCTGTTCTAATCTAAGCTCAAATGTTTTAGTTTGGTAGTCTCCATAAGCATTATATACTCTAATACCAGCTATAATAAAGCTAAGTACTAATAATCCAGCTAATATTTTATTTATCTTTTTCATAATTAAATATATTAGAAAGAAATACCTAAACCAAAAAACCAAGAGGATTTCTTTACCTTTTCATTGGTTTCAATCTCCTTTAATGCCTCATTACATAATTCTTGAGCTTTCTCAATAGAACCATCTTCAGTAATCTTACCATCTAATATATCAAGAAAATATTCAAGTGCTTCAATTTGTTTAGTTTTCATAATTTATAAAGTTTAATTGTTAATATTATGTCTTACTTTCATAGTACAAATATACAACAAAAAATTCATATTTCCAAATATTTTATGCATTTTTTCAAAAAAATATTACTATTTGTATTTTTTAGTGCTAAAAATTTTGTAGATTAAAAAATTATTCTTATATTTGTAGTGTGATAATAAAAATACAATTTTAAATAAAAATAATGCTTAAATTATTTGGAGATTGAGAAAAATTGTTGTATATTTGTACTATCAAACTAAAACTACTTCCATATTGAAAATTGAGCTGGGATTAATTTCCAGTTTAATTTTAACCTTTACTGTAACTTTTTTACTAATATTTTGTAGTAAGATAAATAAAAAAAGTTACATATAAAATTTATTAACTTATTAAAAATTACTATTATGAAAACTTATTTAAATAATTTAATCAATGAATTACCTACTAACTGCTTATTTGACAAAGGTAAAGTAGGATGTGGTGGAACTTCAATGGCTTTAGAGTGTGATAAGCCTTATGTTATATGTGTTCCATTTGTAAGCTTAGTTGAGAATAAACTTGCTCAATATCCTAATGAAAGACGTAAAGAGCCTATTTTTGGAGTTTATCAAGGTATTACTAAGACAGACATTGAAGCTTATGTATCTTCAGTTAAATGCCCTAAAATCATTGTTACTTATAATTCTCTTTATAAAGTAATAGAAGCAGTAAATCCTAAAGATTATAGCTTATTAATTGATGAATATCATATACTATTTAATCAATATAGTCTTAGAAGAGATGCAATTAAAGATGTATTAAAGACATATAGTCTATTTAAAGAATATACATTTATGACTGCAACTCCATTAGAAGATGAATTTGTTTTAGATGAATTGTCTAAACTGCCATTAGTAAAACAAGAATGGGATGATGTTATTGAGACTAAAGTTCAGACTGTTAAATGCAAGAATGTAGAAGCTTCCACAATTAAGCTTATAAATGGATTTTTAAGTGGGAATGTTGAAGGTAATGCTTATATATTTGTTAACTCTGTTGACTTTATAAAGAATCTTATTTTAAAGGCTAAACTTACAGCAGATAACACAAGAGTAGTATATTCTAAGAATAATAGAACTAAACTGCCAATTCAGAATTCTTCAGTAAATGATGAACCTAAGAAGATTAATTTGTTGACTTCTACTGTATTTGAAGGTTCTGATATTTATGATGAAAATGGAAGAATTATTGTAGTTAGTGATTCCTCTAAAGCTCAGACTCTTTTAGATATATCTACTTCAATTCAACAGATTGCTGGTAGAATTAGAAATAGTAAATATTTAAATTGGATTACTCATCTTTATTCAGCCACAAGATATGCAGAGATAGATTATGATACATTTAAAAATAATACATTAAAGAATATTGAAGAAACAAAGATTGCAGTTGAATCATATAATCAGCTTCCAGAAGTAGCTCGTAAGAAGATTACAGACTTTACAAGTGACACATATATTCAAATTAATGAGGATTATACCTTTGAATTTGACCCAAATATGGCTAAAGTAGATATATTCAATTTTAAGGTTGCAAGAGGTTTATACTCTGTAAGAGTTAATCTTACTAATGAATATCTAAAGAATGGCTTTATAAAGGTTGCTGAATGTGAAGATAAGTCTATTAAGATAGACCTTGAAGCTCCAAGTAAGTCGTTTCAGGAGCTTATTAAAGATGTAAGAGCTGAATGGGAAACTAAATTTAAAGTTGGAACTCCTATATTAAATGAAGCTCTAATTAAATATCCTTGGTTAAATGATGCAATTAATAAACTGGGATTTGAAAGAATGGCAACTTTGGGTTATTGCATTAAAGATATTAAAGAGGAGCTTGTTAAAATATCAGATAAAAATATGCCAAATAAGGTTGCCAAATTACTTACAAGAGATATTCAGAATGGTATGTTCTACAATTTAGCTTTATTGAAGAATAAGATTGCTGATGTATATAAGACTTTAGGTATAAAGAAAACTGCAAAGGCAACAGATATTGAACACTATTTTGAAGTTAGAAAATCAACTAAAACTGAAAAGGATGTTAGAAGCAAAGGATACATTATTATTAGACCAAGATTCATATTTAAATAGAATTGCGGATATTAAAGAAACTCTTAAAAAGTCAGAAGATACTATTAAGGAGTTTGATAAGTGAATGAATGAATTTAAAGAGAATTCTAAGAAATTAGGAGATATTATAGATAGAGTATTAGCACAAAGAGATTTTACATTTATTTCAAAATTTGATTAATTATGGATGATTTTTTATTTAAAAAGCTTGAAGAACTAGAATATAGAATAGTTCAATTAGAGAACCAAAACAAAGGGTTAGTTTGGGAAGAAGTAGAAGAAAAACCAGAGATTCCTAACGCAACATATATTGACTAATATGAAGTACTTTACATATAAATTATGCTTAAATGGAGTAAATTACGTTTATGTAATTCCCGAAAATAGTAAATTCTTAGTAGATTTACAAACTGGAGAATTAATACCTAAAGATGAGAAATTATTTGAGATAATGGAATAAACAAAAAGGAGGGTTATTTGCCCTCCTTTTCTTTTTTATTAAACCTTTGATAATTACTTACTGCCGAATGTATAGCTTTATGACATACTGAACATAATGTTATCAAATCTTCCAAATGGTCTTGCTCCTCATATAAATTGTCATACCTCTTATGATGTACCGATAATGACCTGTTTCCGCCTTCCTCAACGCATCAATTACAAGTTTGGCAGTGGTAGTTATCCCGCAACAAAACTTGCTCTCTAATCGCCTTAAATTCCTTTGAGCGGATATATCTTTGGTACTTTAAATATTCTTCACTTCTTACTTTCCTCTTAGTCTTATGAAGCAATTTACTTGATTTGGAATCCATAATTATATAATAATAAATTTCTGTCGTCTTTGCATCCCGTCTTTATTCTTTAATCCCAAGTGTATTCAACTTGCTATACCATTCTTAGGCTTTTCATATATCAACTGGTCTCAATTTAATTCTTCGATAGCTTCAGCAATCCAACTTTGGAATACTTTCATATTACCATTAATTGGAGATATATCTGCTGCATACCCTGTTAAATGAGCAGAAGTTGAAGATCCTCCCACTGCTTTATTAAGCTCCTTATTCCTAAAACCAGAGGAAATCCTGATGCCTGCATTGCCAAGCTGATTGTCATCACAATACTTTGCCCATCTATCTCTTATTGGGTCTAAAAGCTTCTCGACCAACTCTATCAGGTGCTCTGTTATACTCTCATCTGGAGTGTTATTTATATGCTTAATTGAAGCAGTATCAGATCTTGTTAATTCTTCGAGTGTGAAATACTTCATTATTTATATGAATTATGCAGTTTATAAAGGTAAATAAAATAGCACACTGCTCCAAATAACGTTAAACTAATAGTAATCCAAAAAGGAATTACTTTAATTAACAAAAATGCAATCATTAATAGTACAACTACTATTACATATTTTAACCAATATTTCATATTATATTTTATTTAAAATTATACTTATCTGTATTCCAGCTCTTCTTAGATGTACTCAAGTATCATAAGGCATAGGTGTATCACAGAATGACAAACCTAAAATGCCAATATCTTTATCCTCAGTCTTTAAATAAAATACTGCTATTTCATTCACTCTGTTGGATTTAAATGCATAATATAATCTTGGATCATCTGCTTCTAAACTATCTATATTACCAAACCATCCATCATTCTTAGAAAACTCTATAATTGAAGTATAGTCAGATAACAGGAAATCTTTATAATGGCTACTTACAGATCTTATTCCTGGTTTTACTTCCTCTGCATTCATTACTCCATAAGTAAATGGAAGTCCTCCTAATCCAGTAGTTCCATTATGATATTCAATAACCCAAGCTCTATCAGCATTTGTGCTTTGAAGCAATTCTTTAAGCTTATATTTAATCTTTAAAGTTGCTTTATTTCTTGCAATAGTTTTAGAATTGTGAGTTTGTTCAATATAGGTTACAACCTTATTATAAACAATAAAGGGATTAAGTGTAATAACCATTACATAGGATATAAATATTAATCCAATCCCTGCTTTAAATATCTTTAGTAATCCATATTTATCAACCCATTCTAATACTTTACCAAACCAATTTAATTTATTTTCCATTACATATCATCAGTGCAAGTACCCAGTGTGTTGTCAACTTGGAAATCAGCTCTAACAAACACTCCGCAGGTAATATCTTTGAACTTTTGATAGAATGGAGTATAAATTAAAGGATAAGCTATTTCAACTTCTGGATATAGGTTATTAAAACGATTAATTATATTTTGCAGTGCGAGCATACCTGCTGACTGTTCCTCCAATTGGTTGTTATCAGTCTCATCCCATCTTGATACGAAGTATAGGTTTAAAGAGTAAGTAATAGTATCTTCATCTACACTAAAAGTATTAGGTGTTATATAGAACACATTATACTCAATAGTTGGTAAGCTATTTAACTCATAAATATCTTTACTTCCTACAAAATTGATGTTTGGCTCTTCTAATGCACAAGCTTTTAAATTGCTAATTATCTCATAGTAGGTCATAATTACTTACTCTTTTTATTGTTACTTGAAGGAAAATCATAAGCTCTTTGAAGAGGTCCCTCTCCAGGTTTAACGCTCCATCCTTTACCTCTTGCTCCACCAAGCCAAATATTGCAAGATGAGCTAGAGTAAAGATTGGGAAACATATCCTTTAATGGCTTATATGTATAAAGCTCAGGGAATTCGTTATAATATGTAATTATAAAGTCCTGTAAACGAGTCTTAAAGAAATCCGCCTTATCTCTATAATACTTCTTAATTTGATTTACTTGACTTGCTTCAGCAGCAATATCTTTCTCATCATCAGTTCTCATAACTCCAAAATTACCAAGCTTATAAGATATAGGAATTACTATCTCGCTAAGTACTTGATAAAGTAAATAAGGCTGAACATAATAGTCTAATAGCTCTTTATATCTGTAGTTATCAGAATCATCAATAGAATCACTTGGAAGTGGCTCAGGAGGTTCTATTGGATGAACTGGAGTATGAGGATCAATCCAATTAATACATTTCTTTTGTAATGCTTCCAATAGCTTAGTACCAATAGTTGACTGAAGTTCTACATCTTGTGCCAACTTAATCGCTGATTGAAGATACTTGCCAGAAACATTATTATCTAAGTTAGATTCAGATTTGATATAATCTTCACTAATTAGAAGTACATTTCTAAAATCCATTTGTTCCATATTATTCAACTATTTTAGAATCAGCTGTATCTAAGCTAAATGGGGTAATTGTGATAGAATTCTTCATACCAAAGATTTTGTCAAATGTATCACAAATCTCTTTTTGTATAGGTTTAATCATCGTTCTATTATATAGTTTAAATGATGAATTAAACTCTTGCTCATTAAATCCAGTAGAATCAGAGTTTATTCCAAATAAATTAGGGTTAGCTCTAAATGCGCAGAATATCTGTTCTCTTGTCCTATCAGATAAAGCACTATATTTCTCATCAAAATCATCAGAATCTAAACGCTCAATAGTAGTCTTATTTGTTTCATCATCATTATATGAAATAAGAACTCTACCTGCATTTTGAAATCCTGAGAATTTCTCATTAATATTCATCTCAATCTCTTCTTTAACTTCATCTGTAGGCTGTCCGTTATTAAAGTTAATGATAATATTACCCATAAATCCGTTATGAAGAGAATTTAGATGGAACTCATTAATATTCTTCTCAGTTTCGCAAGATAGGATAGCTGCACCATAAACAGGGACTGGATATACTTTTCTTGTTATATAGCCCTTATTATAAACAACACTTGTAGGATTATCATCTGAATAATTAAATTTTGGATATTTGATAGCTTTAATAGACCAAGCAGACCAATCATCGGCATAATAGAATACTTCATTCTTTTCATCAGAACGAATCTTCATAAAGTCAAGATGATAGATCTCTGAAACTCTACCTAACATATCTCTAATTATTTGTAAAGCATATCCTCCAAAAATCATCTTATCTTTAGATACTTTACGCATAATATCCATAATAGTTTCACCTTTCTTATTTACAGTTACTTCAAATCCTGGTGCATTACATACAACATCATTACCAACAATAAAGTCAGCAGTACCATTAATGATAGATTGAAGAGTAGCTACATTTAAATATAGATCCCATAAATATACAGGATAGCGATTATCTTCACCCCAAGAAATATAGTCCTTACCTCTAACTTTACCTTCTACTGGCAATACGATGTTTGATACAATTACTGGATCAATTGCACTTAATTGTACTTTTGTTTTATTTTCGCTCATAACTTACGTATGTATTAGGTTTGTCGTATTGATAATTATTATTCTCATAATCTCCAATTCTTATTAATCCTGTTCCCAATATAGGTATTGGTTTACCAGCAACTAATATCTGAGTACCATTAGTAAGAGTATTATTATATGTAACCAGAATAACTGGATTGCCATATAACTCTGATCTAAATGGATTGTTTACATCAACTATAACTTGAAATTTATTTGGATTAGTAAATAAAATATATTGATATTCACCGTCTCTCATTCCTTCTTGAAGTGTAATATCAAACTTATAGTAGATATTCTCAGAATAATTCTGATTTTCAAGATCAAATGTATAAACTTCTTTAGTAGTTGTATGCTGTAAAATAAGGCTATAATTCATATTTTCAAATATATTTTTTATATGTTGAAGTTATTCCTCGCAGAGCATTATACACTCCACTTCTAATAAATTCATCTTCTATGTCTTTTGCCCTATTATATCGCTTAATAAGAACTCCATCTAAAGAATATCTTAATATAGATTTATATTTTGTATTAGTTCTAGTTTCTCAAGATTTCTTAATTGATTCTTTAGTCTCTTTGCTTCTCTTTCTACCATATAAAGGGCAAAGCTCTCCAATTTTGCCATACATACTTGAATGCTTACCATACATTGGATTTTTAGAACCTTTTTTGGATTTTGATATTTTTGCTTTTGTAATTGCATTTACAATGTGGCCAGATGTTCCATCTCCTCCATCAGTCATATTATATCCTCTATCCTTAGTACTAAACAATTCAATATAATGCTTTTCTGCTTCATCTAGCTTTTTATTTAACAAACTTGATGTAGAGCAACAAAATACCTGTATAACTTCAATAATAAAATTCTCTTCACCATACTTTCTCATTGCTCGGCTTAAATGATAATTTAGACCATTTCTCGCCTTTAACTTGTGTTCAGTAAATCTTTGATTTACATCTCGTACAGTCTTACCAATATAAATTTTATTATTTACCAAATTGGTAATTTTATATATTACACCGCTTTTCATAATTTTTACATTAGTTTTACATATCTTTTTCTTAAAATATAAACTAATTTACTAATGTATTAAAATAATTAAAGGAGACCTAAGCCTCCTTTAATGTCAAGTTTTTTACTCACTCAAAGTACTAAGAAAAAATAAAAACTGACAATTAGTTTGAACTTGCTAAAGTTCAGTTTTTAGATGTAGCTAATGATTTCTGTTCCTCAGTAAGGGTATTATAAACAGCAGAATTAAATGTAATAGTTTGAGCTGTTTCCCCAGTTAAATCAATTACAGACTCCAATACATTATTAACAGAGGATTCAGTTAAACCAGATAAATTTGTTAAATTAAAGGACTTATTTGTCACAACCCCACCAAAATCAGTCAAATTTGGCATATAATAACTAGATCCGAATGTGTATCCAAATGCAGTACCCTCTAAAGCTGTATTATTAGCTATAGTTATTTTACCTAATGATTTTAAAGATGCACAATTCATAAACATCCTATTTGTTTGTCCACTACATTGAGGTGCATATATATCAGGTATTGTTTCTAATGATTCACAATTCTCAAATATGCCTGAAAGAGAAGTTGCTATTGAAAAATCCATAGTAGGTAATATTTTTAACCTTCTGCATCCATAGAAAGTTTGAACAAACTGTACAAGTTTTAAAGTGGCATTTATCTCAACTAAATGTTGACAATTATAAAATAATGAAGAACCATTAGAACTAGTACTATTTAATAAGGTTATTTTAGAAATTTTATTAATAGAAGAGTAAGAATGAAATAAATCATTCATAAGTTTATTCTGACAATCAAATGTAAAAGTATCTCCTGCACCTCATTCACAACCATAGAAAAAATAATTATAATTTGATTTGTTCATTATAAAATAATTTTCTAGTTTGTCTTCTCCGCCATCTCTAAATCTATGCATATTAGAAAAACCTAATGATATTGGAATAATACTTAAATCTATTTTTCCGCCACCTCCAGACTCAATCTGTCCTATCTTATCTGCATAACTTCTAAAGGTATCTGAATCTGATACAGCAACACCTTTAGCTACAATAGCATCTTTAATGGCACTCTTAGTACCTTCAAGATACGTTAATTTATCAGAAATTGTATTTGCCATATTAGATATATTTAAATTTTACCCCTTTATAAGTGTCTGTTCTTCCTTTAAGACAATCTATAACTCTACTATGAGTATACCCATCTATTGATGTTTCAATTGCATTTTTATATGTTTTAACTAGTAAATCATTAATAAATAGCCCTACAGGTTTACTAATTTTATCAATACATCTATTTATTCTAGTTCCATATGTATTATTATACTTTGCATCACATCATTCTAAATTTTCTACCCTATTATCTGTCTTATTTTCATTTATATGGTTAACATATGGTAGATTGTCAGGATTTGGAATAAATGCTTCTGCTACTAGTCTGTGAACTTTAATAGCTTTAGGTTTA